TTGCTAAATCCCAACGACAGAATTCACAGTTATATTAGCCGCTATAAAAATGGTGAGATATAATAGAATCCGTAAGAAAGTCTCATTTCCTACTTGCACGCTGCACGTTCGTCAGCTCTGCTGACATACTTCGTTTGGATTCCCATATGCATAAAAGAATCCCACAACTTTGGTTGTGGGATTTATATATATTATTATTCTTCATACCCATTCGGATTGTTAGACTGCCATCTCCAGCTATCCGCGCACATCTCCTTAATGCCAAACTGTGCTGTCCAGCCAAGCTCTTCCTTTGCCTTTGATGCATCTGCATAGCAGGTTGCAATATCGCCTGCACGCCTCGGTTTAATTTCATATGGAATCTTTACACCGGTGGCATCCTCAAAATTCTTTACAATATCAAGCACGCTGTAACCAGTTCCTGTCCCAAGATTGTAAATACACAATCCCGCTTTTTCCTCAATCTTCTTCAGCGCCTTCACATGACCAATCGCAAGGTCCACAACATGAATATAATCTCTCACTCCAGTTCCATCATGTGTGTCATAATCATTGCCAAACACTTCCAGCATTTTAGGACTACAAGTTTCAAGCATTGTTTCTTCTCTTAACCGCAAAATTAGCTGTAATAAGGAATCATATAGCCTGCCAATTACTTTACAGTATATTAATAACTGGTTTTGCTTCTTTTGCTTTTTAAACGCCGATGGGAGAAGATACTGCATGTAATCAGAAAATTTGTCAAACATCGCGTTCCTCCCAGATTACTGTCACATTAAGTTCCCCTAACAGAATTACATTTCCTTTTGCCAGTTTTATATCGCTTGTTGGTTCTCTTATCTTTATATTCTTTAATACAGGTACTTCCTGCTTGATAGCAATATACAAATCAAGCAAAATAAGTTCATTTAATTTTCTTAAAGTGCTAACTTTAAAGTAATTTTCTACTGCATAACGGACTTTCTCCTCAACTCCTTCACTGCTAATCAGTTCTGGCAGCTCTATTAAAACATCAATATCCTGATGTATCGTTTGGGCAGATTTAATAAGTAGATTGTCATATTCGCCTTTAACGTTCTGTACAGCGTCTTCTACTTTTTGCAGCAACTCCCTGCTGGCTTCTCCGGCAGTAGATGTTATAATGATGTCTATACTCCCCTGGCCCCTTGGATGCAGTTGGTCTACATCTGCATACAGCACCCCTGTAACTTTTTCAGCAGCACTTTTGTATTTTGCCGCTGTAGTTCCTGTTGCAAGGTCTGCCCAGCTATTTAGTATGCGCTCCCGCAAAAGCTCCAAATCTTCTATATCTGCGCCTGCCATTGTTATCCAGTCCGCTGGATTAGTTATGCGCTCTATACCTTCCAGATGCCTGGTACAGTTTACAATCCGATCTTGAGGGACATTGTACAAAGCACCCTCTTTTTCTGCTTCTATTAACACTTGTACTTCCTGCTGTGTATTTAACAAAGTAGCATCTTCTATAGAAAAGTATCGCAGTTCCTCACCGTTAATGTCCTTATCCGTCCGAAAGACTGTACCCGCTGGAATTGTCAGCGTTGCATGTCCATCATTTCCAGCTAACATTAGAGTACCTTTTGTTTTTGCCGCTAGTTTGCGCGTCTTTCCATAATCTTGTGCTTTTAGTTCAAGCCACTCCCCTTGGGCATGTTTAACAAACATATTAGAGAGTACCCGCCGAAACAGACTTGTAAGTTCTATATAGATTTCCAAGCTTATCATTGTTAGCGTATGGAATACCCCACCAGATTTAAAGTTTGTAACTGCAAACCCTTCTTTTTCCAGTTCTGTAGTTGTTTGTTTCTTTAACTCGTCTAGCGTTGGTGCTGGAATAATTGCATCTAATATTTTATTGCTTATCATTCAATTTCAACCTCTATTCTGTTTAAACTGGTTTCAATCTTATGTTCTGTCCCATCAGTAAGTTTAAAGGTAACTACAATATTTAACTTATCATGATTCCATACTTGCTGTATTACTACTGTATTAGAAAGAATTTCATCATACTTTAACAACTTCTTTTTAATTCTGCTTTCTATCTCTATTTTAACAAGGTCACTTTCTTGTGCATGTATAAAATCCAGCAGGCTCCAGCCAAAATCTGTATCATAAAAAAGTTCCCCTTCCTGTGTTATAGACTCTGTTCGTATGGTCTGCAAAAGTCCGCCTTCGCTGTCAGTCAGAGGAATATCACCATCTGCCGCTGGTGTAAGCTGCCATGCATTGTTTAGTTTAATATCAACCATATGTTTCCCTCTTACCCTATAATTGCAGCCGTCAAGCCGCCATCTGTAAACACCACAGTCACTTGACTTCCTATCTGATACTCTGTTCGACTTTTAATTTCAGGGATTATTGGATACTTTGAAAGAGGATTTCCATCATTATCAATAATCTTTACAGAATACACATAACAGTCCTCTTCTAAAATATACTCTCTTTTATTGTCACTTATTTTATCTGTTAGATAGATTGTCCGCTTATACTGTTCGCCGCTCTTTTTAGCAGATACAATTACTGCCCTCATAGCTCCTGGCACTTCAAGTTGTGGGTATTCTGTTTTCACCTTACTAATAATGCTTTTCACCAGCTCATCAATCATGCTTATTCTCCCTTAAAGTAAATAGTAGTTCGTATAAACCCTGCATCATTTGTCCTAAATATCACTTTTTCGGTTTCAAATATCCCTGTTATTTTAGGGTGCACCACTGAAATCTTTTGGCTGTGCTGCATTGATGGGACAGAGATTGTCTCTAATTCCCACATATCCACATCTTTTCCAAGAGAAATAATATTGCTTCCATATACAAATTCCAGAATTTCTTTTTGTTCTGGTACAACACCCCAATAAAATTCGCCTTTGACAAAATAACTTTTTACGTTGATTCCCCATGCTGTATTTATTTGCTGTAAGAGCTGCTCTATACTTTTGCTGTAAACCGGAAAAAGTTTTTTGACAGAATACGTCTGTTTGGATAAATGCGCTGTTTTAATACCCGCTGTAGCAAGCCCTTCCCGAATAATGTCTTGTGGGGTACATTCTTTAAAACAAGTTGATAGATATGTATTTTGAAGTTTATACATATAATCCTTAAACAAGATTTCATTGATGCCGCATCCGTCGTATCCCTTCGCCAGTGTTCCAGTAAATACCTCCTGCAGGGTTCCATCATACCCTAAATAAATTACTACATCAGATAATTCTTGAAGTGTTATCTTTGGCTGGTATTCCTTTGTAAATCTTACTTTTCCCCAATCACAAGGCTTATTTCTGTCAGAATGTATTTCAAGACTTACTCCTTCTGTAAAGATATATGTACCAATTTTTACCTGTAAATCAGGATAAAACAGTTCTTTCCTGTTAAGTTCCTCCATAATACTCCCTCCATTTTCTTGCCTGTGCTTTCTGGCAGGGCGACATACCTGTTTTATTTTTCTGTTTGGGTGCTGCACCGCGATCACTGTTTAAATAGCTCCTATATTGTTCGCTTAGACCAGAAGAACTTCCTGCGTTTTCATTAGCAGCGCTGTTATTTTTAGATGCCGCTGTTATTTTCATAGTGTTGTATTGTAGCAGCTCGATTGTAACAGTTATTTCGTCCTTTTTATTCGTTTCCTTGGAAGTAACCTTTTTGATAATTACCTGCTTTGTGCCCCGAATTGCTGTATGTACGCTTATTAACTCTTGGGCTTGTGGTTTATTTTGTCCCTCTGGTTTAAACAATTCCTGTATCGCCTGCAGTTTTTCTTCCTTTGTTGCAGCTTCTGAATCCATTAATAATAGTTCAATATTAATTTTGGCGTCGTCATACCCTGTTGCCTGCTTTGGTTTGGAGCTGGAACCTTCTACAGTCTGTTCATCAATCTTTGCTTCGTGCTCTATTTCAACGCTTTTATAAATGCCTGGAAGGATAACGCCGCCTATTTTTATAGTATCATCATCAATGTAGATCATAATAATTCTCCTTATCTCGATTATTCGAGTTTTTATTATTATCAAAATAAAGCATAGCTTTCCTTCCTTTGTTATTACGCGGGTTCTGGCGTCCCTTCTCCGCCGCTGTTTATATTATCCTCTATCTCTGCAAAAAGCTGTTGAAGCTTTTTAAGGCTTTCTATATCTTTTAGGTCAACATTTAGGCTTAAATTATTTATCCTGATTACAGTTCTTTCTATCTGTCCACCCTGTTCCCCAGATAAGCTTCCAGATTCTTTTATCTTATCCGCATCTTGTCTTTGGTTATTTTTCTGTAATGTAAGGTCCACTTTGCCAAGTGCTGTCTCTACTTCCTGTGCTGGCAGATTCTCTGTCAATTTTATGCCTTCCGCCATTGTAGAAAGCACTTTGCTTCCAGACAATGTAAGGCTGCTAAGTGGTCCTTCTTTCGCATCAGAGAATGGCAGCATATTGCGAACCTTCTGTAGCGCATTCTTTACCATATCAACGGGCTTATTTAATGCAGATTTAATGCCTTCTGTAAAAGTGTCCATAATCTTTTTCCCAGAATTTTTAAACCAGCTTATACTATCTGTTATCTTGTTCTTTATATTCTGTATTCCCTGGCTAAACTTTTCTTTTATTGCTGTCAATTTTCCGCCTGTTAAGTTATCCATAAAAGTAAAGCCCGCTGTATAGAACCCTTTTACTCCTTCTATTGTCGCTGCCGCCGCTCCTTTTATTCCGCCTCCGTGCTGCTCATATGCCTGTTTCATATTGGATAATTTTTCTATAGCAGTGTCTTTGGCCGCGTCCATTACGTTCCCTGTTATCTCTTTTACAGGGGAAAACTTTTCAGACCATTTGTTTTTTATAGTTGTTAGCTTCCCGCCTGTTAAGTTGTCCATAAATGTAAAACCTGCCGTATAAAAGCCTTTTACTCCTTCCACGGCTGCGGCTGCTATTCCCTTTATGCCGCCTCCATGTTCTTCATATGCTTGTTTCATATTGGATAAATTTTGTGCAACTGTATCTTTGGCAGCTCCCATCACAGTACCTATCACATCTGCAATGCCGCCAAATACATTTTTGGCAAAATCAAGCGCTGCGCCAAACTTTTCTTTTATTGCTGCAAATATGCTGTCTACGATATTCCTGAACCACTCACACTTGTTATACAAAAGTACAATCGCTGCTATTAGCGCCACAATCCCAATTACAATCCATGTAACAGGATTTGCCAGCAGTGCGGCTGTAAAGCTCCACACGCTCGCAATAAGAGGCTGCAAAGAGGTCAAGAGAGAAGTTACCGCTGTTTTTCCCATATTTAACAAGCTTGTTCCGAATGAACGTATTATCGGCGGACTGCCACGAATGATACCTACCAATTTTTGAAAGCCACCTTTTGCCATTTTAGCAATGTTTATCCACTTTGTAATCTGTCCTCCCACCAAACCAATCGTAGTAGTTAATGTACC